CTCACACCCAGCCCCCCGTTCAGCGGAGAGAGCGGTGCCCCTCCTGTTACGCTTACCATGAGCAGTATCTAGAGATATCCCTACTATGGGAGGCCATTACCCAGCCATCGGCAGGGTAGAGCCCTAGACTTACTCATGATAAGTTTCACAGGTGCGGGTATCCAGTCACTCCTTTGGGGTACCCCGGTAAGGTTACCGGTAGATCCCAAAGGGTTCGTGGCTTCCTGCACATCTCCCATGAACAGGCCCAAAAGGGTATCACCCTCTACCTTTTCAGTAGAAGGGCCCCTTTGGGTATGGGTGTGGAGGCCACCTCTTAAAGGTTGGCCGACCCCGAACAGTCCACAAGTGGACCACCGGACGTCGCTCAGCTTTGGTAAGTCAACCGACTACCATAAGAGGCACGGTGCTAGAGGCTGCCGCCCAATCAACCTAACTGTGGGATCTACCCAGTACCCCACAGTGTCGGAATTGAGCAAGCGGTTTAACCCTTCTTCCTCTTGCGTCTAGGGTGAATGGTCTTAGGCAGAACTTCGTGAGTATTAATGGTATTGACTAACGCTTTAAGCGGTATGTCAGTAACACTAAGCTCACGCATCTGATTAATTCCACGCACCATAGCCGTAAGGTGATTAAGGATACCTGCCTTACTAGCTGCCATGGTCTTACTTGCTCTTGTCGACAAGGTAGCAAAAGGATCAAGAAATAGCCTGACATCCAGCTGTAACCATTGCTGAATGTCCGACGATTCCCTGACCTGATGCGCCTTATCGAACTCTATCTGTAGCTCGGCGATATTTCTCCGAACTGCAGCCAGAGGCGGCAAGAGCAGTAGTCCTGATTGGGCATCCAGCTCCTTAGGAATCAAATCGACATATTTCGGTAGTTCCAACTGGAACTGCTGAAGTCTGCCGAGTTGCTTCTTAATGGCAGTTTCCAACACCCTCGCCTTGCACTCATTTAGCCAAATCATCAATCGTTCATGAACGAAAGATGGTTGGGATAAATAATTACAAGACGCGATGGTGCCTCCTAGAATCAAAGCCAAATTAATTGACTTGATTTTTCGGAGGTGGCCGCTATCTTCTCTTGAAGGTAGAAGCCAGAACTTATAGGCCTTCTCCGCCAGACGGGCACCATACCCGCCTGGAAGGAGAATGTCTATAAGTGCTGCCAATAAGCCCCGGGTCACCAACGTGGCGGACCGAGGTAACCATCTGGCCTCTAGCTCTCTGAACCAGGTAGCCACTTCGTAATAGGAGAGAAATGTTACACATTTCTTCTCTTTTGAGAAGCGGACTGCCTCGAACAGCGAACCTAGAGGTGCAGGGGAGACCTCAAGACCACGGTGTATCCATCTCTTAGCAAACTCGTACGTATCATCTGATACGTGCGTCTTTGCATCGGAAACGTCTACACCTATCAGACTAAGTAACGTTCGGTACTCGGTCGCGACATCGTGGTGGTTAATCACGATATCGTCGCCGAGTAAGGCATACCGAGAGAACTGGACACCCAGTCCAGCCCTCTTGGCTGCCAGCCGAACGAGTACATGGTGAGTTACCGCAAAAAGAGCCCAGGAGCTATACGCCCCCATGGGTTGACCAACCGCATATTGAACCACCCGTTCAATACCGTTTGATTTTTCCCAGGGGACGCAGAACTTCTGACCCTTGATGAGGCGCTCCCATGCGCCCGCATACTCCTTTGACGTAAGTTCGCTAAGAACCGCCACCTGTAGATCTACAGGGAAGCGATCCGTAGCTGAACTTAAATCAATGGAGTAATACGGACCCTTAGCCGATAGTGTGGCCTTGAAGGATCCTTGGTTAAACGTACAATCGCTCTTCAGCCTCCGCAGCAGCCCCATAAGGGACTGATGCAGAGGGTAAAGGGCCGACTGTAACGGATATCCAAGGATACCTACAATCCGACACTTGGCTTCCTTGTCCTTGATCTTGGCAAGTTTTGCCATCCGTCCCTTAGGACGGAGACCAAACTTGTCAAGCCAAGCAAGGGGGCTAAAGAGCCGGAGGACCCCAATCTGCTGGACTAACTCCTCGCCTCCCAGAATGGCCAAATCCCTTATTTGGTCCTCTGTGAGTAAAGAAGCGTCCTCGATTGATCCTATCAAGGCCTGCGCGTTCGGGCCAGATTTGGTTGTCACGTGCCAACTATCCCATTGGGGTAGAGGGAAGTTCCAACCTAGCTCCCGAGTGACGGCTGCAAGTTCGAATCCTAAACAAGGATCTAAATGAACTTTGCAGGCATCAACTACGGAAGATAGATCAGGCTTCTTCTGGCCAGGTATTAGACGGCTCACATTGAGTAATGTGAGGCCCGCCCGTACCTGGGCAGGAACACGTGACCGGAAAAGCTCGCAAACGGGCTCCAGGGGGAGACCGTTCTTGAGCTTTCCACCAAATCCTGGTACTGTGTCTAACGGTTGACCCGCGAGATACCGTGTACAACAAAGGCGTAGGGATTTGACCCACGCAATTGTGTCCACGGGACCCCGTGTGTCAATTCGTTTAGACACAGTGCCAACCCACTCATGTACCATTCTATGATCAAGACCAACTTTAAGATAGGCTCGGTCCAAGAAGATTACTATCTTCGTAAACAGAGTAAATCTTAAGTTAGTCATGGTTATAGTTTGGAGTGAGCCCGACCAACAGAGATTGGATTATTCACCACCGTGGGGTCACGATGGATTCTAACCCGCATTCTGCGGG